AGGTGGCACTTGTTGTTTTATTTCACGACCAAGAGGTTCAACTGCCTCGGATTGCTGTACGTATGTGCCTGTCTTTGGATCATAAATAATTCCAGGGGCTACTTGTTTTGGTACTTTGTTAGGGTCAGTCTCTATTTGTTGAGCATCTGTTGTCGCACCCGGCGTAGTTGGAGGAGCTTGTAGTGCTGCTCTTTCGGCAATCTGACGATTACGCTCATCTTTAATCCGTTTAGCTTCAAATGCAGCACCAGGCGCACCAAACGTACCACCACCAATAAAGCCTTTCAATGACGCAGTAAGGATCTGGTCGATGTTCTCTTGGGAGAAGAATGGGTCTTTATCACCAGCAATCTGAGAACCAAGCTTAGTAATAGCTTCCTGTGCACCTTCAGTTAAGGCTTCACCTGTGCCAGTTTTTAGTATTTCTCCAACAAAAGCCCGTTTAAATGTAGTCGGAACAAGGGTAGACTTTTCAAGCATCTGTGCAGCAATGCGCTCTTTAGCAGATGGGCTAAGTTGGCTTAAGATCTTTTGTGGGAGGTAGGTATCTAGCGCTGCAACCAGGGAGCCGATCGTTAAAGCAATACCAGGTGATAACTCACCAGTATCTTCGTACACACTATTAAGCACGTCAGGTATGTTTAGACCCATGGACGAGCCCCATAGACCCGTCTTTAAACCTACATTAGCACCAGCCTCGGTGGCTTTAGCACCGACAGCACCTTGCTTGGCACGGGACATTAAGCGTTCTGCTAGGGCTTTTTCCCCTACTTCATCCAAACCTTTTCGAGCGGCGGTCTCGGCTGCTTGTTCACGAATTTGTTTTTCTAAGGATTTTTTAGCAATGACTTTACCAGCAGTGGTACCAACACCAGCACCCACCATAAACGAGGCAATATCAGGACCGAGTTCACCAACTGTCTCAGCGGCGAAGTCAAATGCCTGACCTATGCTACCAATATCTTTATAGGACTTGTACGCAGTGGGCGACTCCATTTCTGCGGCAGCCATGCGGTCTCTAAATTCGCCTAGTTGTTCTTTGGCGTAATCGTCTTTACCAATGATTGACCCAGCTAAAGCAGGTATTAAGTCAAATGCAGTGCCTTTGAGTCCTTCAATACCACGACTAAATCCACCCTTGATAAGCTCAGAAGTGGGTAAGTCTTTTGGGTCGAATATAGGTTGGCTAGCCTTTTGCTGCATAGCCGTAGCCTGAGCCATAATATCTTCACGAGATAGGTTATCTGGAAAACGTACAATCCCTACACCCGGTATTTCTACTCGTGGCATAAATACTCCTTAAAGATCTTCTACGGGTGAAGCAACTCTTTGTTTAGCAGTGTATTGCATGCCTTCTCGTAACTCTGCGTCCATTCTTTGTTTTGCAACCTCAGCTGCTCTAGCCATACCTCGGTCATAAGAAGGAGTGCCAGGGCTAGCTTTTAAGGCATTAAGTTCATCTTTAGTTAAGTATTTAGCTAATGGAGAAGCTTGCACAGTTTTACCATCCGTTAGATAACCATCATACTGTGATTTAAGTTTACGGAATTCACCGAAAGGAACACTACCCATACCAGCCGTACCTGTAGAACCTTGACGACGAGCTAAATAATTTGCATATTCTTTGTAGTATGGTTGCATCATGCCAAGTTTGCTGTATTCGGCTTTAAGTTTTTCACCTTCAAGTGCAGCTTGGAGCTGGGCAAGACCACGTTTTTCTTGGCGTCCCTCAATATCAGCTAATGCTTTCATACCAGAAGCTACGGCTGGAGCACCTGCTTGACCAATATTAGTAAGAGCGTCACGAGAAGTACCGCCCATAGCACCAAAGCCAAGCTGAGCCAACGAAGACCAGAACGCCATCTTTTTAGCTTCTGTATCCCTTTGTTCGCCTTTGCCCTGAGCTTCTTCAAATCTCTTAAGAATGTCAGCAATACCCTTACCACCTGTATCTGCAACAGAAGGGGCTGGAGCTGTGGGTGCAGCTGCATTTGCTCTAGGTTCGTCAGGTAGAAAACGTGGTTTTGCTGCTTCTGGAGGAAATGGAGCTGGGGCTGAACTTGGGGTATATCCTGGCTGTACGTCAACGTCACCAGGAGACATGGTAGATTGACGAGGTTTTGTAAAGTAACTACCAAGTTCTTTTAATTTTTTAGTAATACCTAGATTTGGTACTGCATAGTCTCCAAACCGTTCTATGTCTTCCATAAACGCTGATCTACCACCAGTTTGGAATCGTGCTACTCCATCGTCATCTACTTCACCACCATCAGCCATGGCAACAATACCACCGTCAAATGCGGACATAACAGGTAAGTTACTTTGCGCATTATCAATACCTTGGCTGGCTGCGGCTCTAGCCATAATGTCAGCGGCGATAGTATCAATAGGCTTAGGTTGTTGAGCAGCTTGAGCAAGCTTCATGCGTTGCTCGTCTTTCATCTTGGCATCAAGAATCGGGGCACCGACTAACTGGGAAATCATACCTTTATCAGTCATGCTTTTAACTTGTTCAGTAGAAAAGTCTTCAGGATTTAACAATACTTTCTTAGACAGCCCTGTAATACCACCACTAGCTAACTTCTTAACATGTCCACCTTCTTTACCAAAAATACCGGCAGAGCGACCCATACCATACATACCTACACCTGCGGCACCCAGACCACCAATTTGAGAAAGAGCACTTGGAGATGCTTGATATGTTTGTGTAGTAGCTTGTTGTAAAGGTAAACCCCGTAGCAAACTGCTCATTAAAGATAACTGCATCTGTGGGTTTTGTTGCTGCAAAGCGTAATTTTGAATAGCCTGGTTAACTCGTTGCTGTTCAAGAGCCTGTTGTTGTGCACCAGCTTGAGACTGTAGACCAATAATACCCTGACGGGCTTGTAGTTCTTGTCCACCAATATCGGCTAAAGCTTTACCTGCGCTAGTTAATTGCCCAGTGCCTTGAAGTCCTGTTTGAAGACCTTGAAGACCTAAATTAGCTCCAAACTGTTGAGCTTGTTGACCAGCTTCAAATGCCTTTTGCGATCCTTGAGCTTGAATCTGTCCTAGTTGTGTACCTAAATTACGGCGAGCTTCAGCTGCTTCAATAGCTTGACGACTTCCACCAAACGCTCCTTGACGAGTAGCTTGTGCCTGCATGCCTGGTAACATTTTTCCATAGTCACGGATAGCTTCTTGCTTTTGAACATCCACCACATTCTGCATATAGGGCGACATAAATGCTTGTTGAGCATATGGATTAGTAGCCATCCCATAATATCCCTGCCCAATCCCCGCAGCTTGTTGCGCTATATTCGCCGCACCCATACCGCCTGCACCAGCAAACTGACTACCAACACCGTACTGACCCGGAACTCTTAAATCTGCCGTTTGTTGAAACGCCCGTTCTTGCATAGGACTAAACCCAGCCACTGCTGCTTGGGCTTGTTCTTGCGCTGTATTAGTAATCTCCCCACCAGGACCTACGGTGGCACCATAAGGTATATAAGGTTGGAAACCTACAACATTGCCCTCGGGGTCATATTTATAAGCCTGCTTCTGAGCAGTGCCCAACATGGTTTCTACATAAGGTTTGGCGTATTCAGGAAGGTTAGTTTGATAAGAAGTAGTTTGTTGAGGACCGCCTCCACCACTAGGACCACCAAAAGGAGTACGTCTACCTTCCCAGGTCCAACCGCTGTGTTTTGATCTTAATATGCTCATAGTTTTACTTCCACTAAAGTAGTGCGTTCTTCAAACCCATACCGCTTCCACAATCTGGCTATAGCGGGACGAGCCATTCCTTGAATCTTTGTTGCTCCAGCATGTCTTAGTATGTTGCTCATTTGTGCAAACGTATCCTGATTAGATATTAATTTTCCACCAATAAGCGTTATAAAAGCTACTCTGTTCTTAGGATAATTAGCAAACGATACCGTTGCAGCACCATGTATTTTATTCTCTTTGTCAGTGGCTACTAACAACGTCCACACCCCAGAAGTCAAAAATCCTTGTACATGCGATATATCGTAGTTATCACTCCACTGCGGAACAGGGTCTCCTTTTTCTAAAGCTTCTTTTAAAAACTCTTCAACAAAAGTCCAAGTCTGTGCAACATAATCGACTCCAACTGGCTGAATCCTTAAATTCATGCGGGCATAAATCTATTCGGGTTAATCTGTTTGCCTTGCTTTTTATTGCCTGTTCTAGCCTTACGAACCTTATCCATCATAGAATATAGCCGTTTAGCGCCAGCATCAGTTGAACCATTACCTAGGTGGCTAACAACATCAGCAGGTACTACAAATTCTCCGTCAGCCAAACGAGCAGGCTGCTTACCAGCAATAACGCCAGGAATGGAGTCAGACATACCATCACCAGGACCTTTAAGCATTCTGCCGCCGTCGGAGTAGCCTCCTAATGAAGAAATACCGCCACTAGCGTATTTAGCCCGTTTCATGGCTGCTTGCATGTCTTGTAAGGCGTTACCCCGTCCATAGATCTGGTCGTACTCCATAGGGGTATATCCTTGTGATTTAGCAGCTTCTAGGATTCCTGCAATACCACCTTCAGCCATTGTCCTTGGCAAAACAGCTAGTTGTGCCGCACCGATTCCTCCTGGTCCTCCTGGAGATATTTGCCCTTGTGGACCCATACCAGGACCGCCAGTCCTTTGTCCTTCAAATCGTGGAAGAAGAGCTGGCTGCGGGAGCATCATATCGGTGCTGTTACCCATACTAGGTCCGCTAGTCGCTGCCCCTGAAAATGCTCGTGAAGCCATGTTATTTGGGTTTAAATTAACTGACCCTTGTAAGCTTATTGGAATTTGACCACCTTCAGCCATTAACATGGGATTAGATCGCTCATAGGCAGGGGCTGCATCTACCATCTCAGCACTTACTGGGCGCTGTGTAGGAGTGGCGTACTGGGTCTTATCAATCATGCCTTGGGGGTATAGACCTCCTTGGGGATTCATAGCCGTGTTCATCATCGACATACGTTCTACGGGGCCGCCAGCTTGATAGGCTTGCATAATCCCACCCTCGGCAGCATAAGTTTTATACTCAGGCACATACACGCTTCCAGGGGCGTATGTTGGGGTGGATCGTATAAATTTAGATGGATCAAAACTACTTACATAGTCTTCTTCGCCAGGCAAACCTGAAGAATCTTTTCTCCCTAAAAGAGCGCTACCACCACCAATTGCGGCTAATGTAGTGTCAGACAAAAATCCTTTGTCTCCAGGCATGTATCCAAAAATATTCTTACCTGTTGCTTGGGCAACTTGTTTTTGAGCCTCTGGGCTTCCTGTAATATCCGGCGTTGGGGCTTTGCTAATAAAGTCTCTAATTGAAAAGGGTGTATTTGTCGGTTTAATACCTTCAAAAGCTTGACTGAAAGATTGACCATATTGGTTAGCAGCTTCTATAGGAATTGTGCCGGAAGAAACACCCTGACCTACGGCTTGGGGGGTCATTGTGCCAAAATTAACACTAGCTAAACTAGGGTCTATTGCAGCATTTAATGAACTTGTACCAGCTACAGAACCAAGTTCAGTTGCCCCAGCTAAAGCCGTTGGATCAAATGCAGTACCCGCAGCGCCAAGAGCAGAACCAAAACCACCACCAGCAGCACCTATTATGGCACCTTTTAGAGGATCACCGCCCGTAATAGCGGATGTACCGCCACCAACAGCAGCTCCAATTAACATCGCCTCGCCTACACCGGTTCCCATAAGATATACCTCGCCTAATTTAAGTAGTACTTTATCATGTTGTCAGACAGTTGTAACCGTTACTGTGCCTAATCTACCTACTGTTTTTACACTTACTATTTCTATTATTGGATATCCAAGAGCGTTAATCCACTGTGCACCATTCCAATAGATAGGGAAACCAAGCGTTGTGTCAAAGTAAAACTGTCCTACTTGTAGGCTTTCAGTCGGTCTATTTGCCGTAGTACCCGAAGCAGGAACCGTAACGCTTTGAGTAAAGTTGTCAATTTGGTTAAAGTACAGGCGTAAGGCGTTGTTTGTTTGGTCTATATAGTATTGTTGATAACTAACTGGCGCAACCAACAAGTTGGGGGCTTTTGACGGACGAAGGGTGACTTGTGCCATTATCTACGTCCATCGTTGCGAATATCAATACGGGGGCTACCTAGCTGCCACCTAACACCTAAACTGTTAGAAGCAATCCTAAAAGCAAGCTGGCGTCCTCTTAGACGGGTATAAACCTGACCTGTGAATTCTTGAATGTCAAATGCTGGAGCATTAGCAAAATTATCTGCACTAATTACAGATGGGTCATCTGCCGTACCATAGGGCGCACCTGAGTTTTGACGGGGTTTGACTTGCATAGTAACAAAGGGATTATTAACGTTTGAACCGTTAAAGTTAATGTCGGGCAGGATGCGCCAGACAAAGCCAAAGTTATGCCCGTCACCGATATCAAAGTCAGAAGACTGGATATACGCATCTATTGCTACGGGTTGTGTGCCAGATACATCATCAACTGCCGCCTCGTGGAACAACATGCGATTGTTGTAGTCTGCTGCCATGGGGTATTGACGGATACCTGAATCTAGCCAAGCCGTTCTAGCCATAGTGCCATACGTCCATACACGCTCTAGGTAGTTGTATATAACATATTTGTCAATATCGTTTGACCCTTGTGAGCAGTAGAACCACCAAATCTCGCTGTAACCCTCGTTACTGCCTGCAAAGACTTGGAAAGCTTGATCTTTATTAATGTCATTAAAAATATACTGCCATAAGGCGCAGGGTAAGGTTTCTACACGTCCTGAGTATATATAAAACTTATCAACCCCCATCCAGTAGGTAATGTTATTTATTGTAATAGCGGCATTAGGCGACATGATGGAGGTGTTGTCCATCAAAACCTGAAAGCCCCAAACATAAGGGGGCCCTAAATACTGCATGGAGTAAATAGCAGAGTCAGACCAAACTAGAATCTCTTGGCGGGTGTTGCGGGCACACATAATAAATGACCCAGCGGAAAGCCTAAATTCGCCTGATTGATTAGTTACTGCTGGCACCCATTCGTAGGGGTTTTCTTGGTCAGACCAACGTACTAACATGGGGTCAAAAGCTGTACTAGAATCGTTTGGATCGTACGGATTAGCCCCAAAACAAATAACAAAACGCTGAATTGCCGAAGCTACAACTTGATTAGTTGCGGTTGGTACAAATTGCCCAGAATATGCAGCGGCGTTTGATGCGGTTGATAAAAGAATTGCCCTAGTAGCTACCCCATTAGCCGCAGACCAATATGAAACTTGTCCTCCACGAGGAGCAATTATTAAATCTTGTCCAAAATTGTCGTTAGTCCAAAGACGCAACTGCTTGCCAATACCTGATGTAAACGCCGTACCCCAACCACGAGTGCCAGTTTCGGCATAGACAATTACAGTGCCGCCCCCTGTTACAGAAGCATTAGCATTAACTTGAGCTGTGATGCTATAAGCATTGGCATTAATGACACTTGGATAAAACAAAGTATTAAGCAACACCGCTGAAATACCACCTGTAGCCGTGGCATTAGAAAAAATAACCGCTTTTCCGTTGGTTAAATTATGGGCTGTTTGAGTTACTGTAACCACGTTACTGCCGTTTGTTGTAGTAAAAGGGTCGGTTAGGGTAGAAGTTGTTCCTGTAACAGGCCAAGAACCAGCACCCCATCCAGTACCTATTACATACACGTTTAAACCAATAGGCTCTTGATAGGCAGCTATTACTGCATTACCACCCCCAGTATTACTTGCATTTGCGATTACTGAGACAACAATATTGTAAGCTGCTGCATTAACTATAGAAGATATTTCGTATTCGGCATTTAGTATTGTGCCTGTTACGTTAGTTCCTGTTACTGTAACGGCACCCGAAAAGGTTACATAGTCACCTAAACTAAAGCTATATTGCCCATCAATTACCGTAACGACGTTTGAACCACTAGTTACTACAAAACAATTATCTAACGCTGGGCTAGACGTATATACAACTGGGGTGATGTCGTTATAGGTGCCGCCTTGCTCTATGTAGTACTTGACGGTTGTGCCAACCCCTAAAAAATTAGAACTATTTAATGCTAACCAGTTCCACAAAGACCGAGCTAATCCTAAAAACTGAGCGTTAGCCATGCGAGTCCAGCCACCAATCTTCTCAGGAAAACCAGAACGAAAACGCACCTTGTCGGCATCATACCAACCACCCTCGTTAGAGTAGTCTGTGCCTTCTCGGTTAAGACCTGGGCGGAATTGTAGTTTTTGTAATGGCATACGGGTTTACCCTAGGATAAGAACAATGCTCGTTCATCGTTTCTACGAGTAACTAAGCCTTTTAGTACTTTACCGCCAGCGAGCGTATATTTCAAGAACTCTTCTGCCGCCCCTTCCATTTCGCCCCGAAGAACCTTCTGACGGAGGGTTGAACGCTGTAATGCTCCCAAACCAATATTGAAGCTAAAGCTAACAAGAGCATCGAACTGACCTTGAGTGAGCTTGACGGGACAGTAGCGTTCAACACCTCGCTCAAAACGATTAAGATCGTCTCTAAGAATTCCATCTACTTCCTCCATTGAGAATGTGCGGTTATCCCGTTCTTCTAGTGGGTAGGCATCCCGCTCGTCTATTTTCAAAGCACCTTGCCGTGGGTAAAGTACATGCCCAACACCAATCGTCCACAATTTAGCGGGACAGCGATATGGACGCTGGCGTACACCCTCGTGGTGCTTAATCATTTTGATTGCTTTATCGCTTACTTTCATTTCTTAGAAAATGCCTGAGTCCCGAACCAGAAAGCTATGATAGACGCCAAAATCTGCATCTCATCTGCATCAAAGACCATTGGGATAGCCTCGGCAAACGCAACGCCGCTAGACCACGCCCACCAGATAGACGCTACGTCTACGATAATTAAAAGAAAAACAAACAGATAGGTCACAACTGGGCGTACCGAAGCACGGAGGTTAATAATCCACTGAGAAGCACCCTTACCAATCTCAATGTCGTGCTGGTACATAGCCGTGCGTTCTTGGGCTTGGGTCTCCATCTGGACTTGTTCTGTCTTGATTTCTTCAATACGGGCTTGGGCTATATAGCCCGCTTCCATCATTTTTAGTTCCCGCTCCATCTGCATGGCGGCAAGTTCTAGTTCATGGGCTTTATCAGCCTTGTCTTGGAAGAAGTCCAGTAGTTTAGGCAAACCCCCCATGAGGAAGGACAGCGCTGTGGATATTAGGGTAAACATTATTTCTTACTCCTTGATAACATGGTTGCAGCAATAAAAAGCATTGCTTTAGTTTGCTCTAAATCGGCTGGGGGTTTATCCCAACCAACGGTAATCTGCCCTATAAACCTACTGGGGTCTGGCGGTACACTAATTCTACAGCCAAATGTCATCCCTTTTTCAATATACCAAAGCCCAATTTCTGACTGTGCCGCCTTGTACTCACCGCAAGGAACATTACCCGCCATTAAAGCTACTACATCTTGGTTATTTGCTTGATTAGAAGTAAACAACCCTACGTCTAAACCATCATTCGTTTTATCCCGACCCGTCTTGGTATAGGCTCGATACTGGACTCTAGTGTCAAACAAAGGATTAACTTTAAATATTGCTACTACAGTTGCATCAGTCGTTTTAAATAAATGAACTGCAGCATCATCTACTCTATCTTCAACGATACTTGGTAGCTTCTGACTCTCTTTATAAGTGCCAACAATCAGCTCTTGATTTTCGTAAAATAACCAACCACCAAAAGTTAAAACCGCCATCAAAATAACTGCAAATAATTTAAACGGTGAGTCCACGTATGCTAGTAATTTAGATAGTGCATCGTCTGGTTTTTTTATCACTTTTTACCACCCCATACAATAAAATAAGCTATCCAACCTGCTGCCAGAAAGCACCAAAACTGCACCCATTTAACCTTTGACAACTCCGCATCAAAATACTTGCGGTCTTCCTTCTCCAGCTTCTCAATTTCGGTCTTAATGTCTATTAGCTTTTGCCACTCTTTTGTGCCGTACTGCTTGATAAAGTCAATCCGTAACTTGTATTCTTCGTCCGTAATCTTCTTACGGTGCTTGTACTCCTCAAGGGCTTTGAATATCGCCCGCTCTTTTCTAAACTCTGCTTCTCTGCGCTCACGAATCTTGGCATTTGCCCGTTCCTTTGCTACATCTACTGCTTCTTTTTGAACATCCTCGATGTTCTTACCAATCTCCCGCCCAGCCTCACGCCCAGTCTTAAGCCCCTCGCTGATCCCCTTGGCACCAGCCGATAACCCCAGTTCGTCTGACATATCTCACTGTTCTTTGCCTCAAAGAGTAGAACCACCAAACGACATATTGGCTACTACGATGGCTACGTGCTGCTCTGGCTCGGACAAATCAAACCCGCAGTCACCGCATACTTTCATGGCAAGTTCGGTCTCGTCTACATCCCGCCCACAGTTAGGGCAGTAAATTTCAATAGTATGGCGTGGCTTAAATTCGCCACCGTCTATAGAGTCTTGAATTGTTTTAATCATATTAATTCCTTTTTATTTAAACCAGGGCCCAACCAGCCAAGTCACAATTGACCTTCTAATACCTTTTGTAACGGGTTCCACACCGTGCATCATAAATGACGGGAACACTAAACATGTGCCGGGGTCTTGAGGTGGATATATTTTTTCGTCACCATTTTGTAGGAATAACTTGCCGCCCTCAAAGTCATTATTAAGAAACACAAGCACCGTTAATTTACGTGTTTCTTTATCGTCTGGTTTTATAAATGTATCTACGTGCGCCTTATAGTGACCATCTTTGTCGTACCTAAGATAGTCGGTTTGATTGGAGTGGGTTACGTCAAACTTCCAAGCTTGTCGATTAGCCGCCATCCCCATACCAGCCATGGTTGCACCAATACCACGATATGAATGTAAAGTAACTTTTTTTACATCACGAATTTCTTTGTTAAGCACTCCGTCAAGACCTATGCCAACCTGCGCATCGACGCCATGTGTCTGTATCTCAAGACTTTCAATTAGTTTTTTAGCCGCTTCAGGAGTCATAGCATCAGAAAAATGCCAAAAGGTATAGTCTGGTTCTCTGTGATGAGAAAGTTTAGGTCGCTTATCGTACTTCCATTCAGCGTGTGGACCATCAGCATCTACATAGTGTAAGAAAACTTGAGCCTGCCAGTTACCCTCTTTGTATGGGTTTCTCCAGTGAGCCTTGTTCATACCACGGTAAAGCACTGCATCGCCCGCAGACATAATAATTTCAGCTTCGTTGGTAAGGTATTTGGTAGACCCATCTTCAATGGTCACTTCCCTACCCTGCCCAGCATCAGTGTAGTCACCAACATAAATGGGCCAGACATCGCCATTAAATCCAAGGGTTAGGGTGGCGCTAATCTCACAAGCCGAACGATCCGTATGAATCTTTAACTCTTCGCCCGGAGCATATAATCTTGCGTACGCATAAGTTGGGTATAGTTTTTTGCCAGAAGCTTGTTCAAAATGCGGGGTAAGTTGCTCAAGTAAAGAATCAAATACGGATGCTCCATGAATAGCTTGTGATAAAGGACATTGCTCATCTTTAACTGTTTTACCTTGTCCGATTAATTTGCGCAGTTCAGTTATAAGTTGTGCGCAATTTTCTTTATCCAAAAAATCTTGTAAATGTACATATCCTTGCGAGTTAAAAATATTCATTTGTTCACACACTAAACTCTCCTCTAAAGTAATTGGATATTACTCTTTTGCGCATTACTATTCTGGTTGTGGTACGTTTTGTGGTTTAATTTGAACTTGATTATCTTTAAAGTACCACTCATCAGCAACACAATCCTCTGGGCAATCAAACCAATACAAAGGTTGTGCTACTTCAAACACTTTATCGTCGGGTTCTACCTCAACTACTCGTTGACAGTCGGTAATAGAATCTGTAGTATTCGGAACCCATTTACCGTCTTCTTGTTTCCAAGAAGTAACCCATGTATAAATAAAAAGTTCGTTAAGTGAAATAAGTGCTTTCATAATTAATAAAACTCCTCAACAATAACGAGTCCGCCTGTGCCTGCCAGTCCAGGGGTATTACCACCAGGGTATGTACCTGCGCCTCCAGCCCCACTTCCAAAACCAACGCCTGCAGAAGCGGCAGTTGATGTTTGGCCCGAGAGCCCACCCCTACCAAAAGCACCCCCAGCACCACCACTATTAGGTTGTGTGTTGTCTCCACCACGCATTCCACTGCCACCTCCAGCAGCTCCTCCACCACCCCCAGTACCAGGATCACCAGGTTGAGACTCTCCTCCCGGACCACCTGAAATGTTAACTAAAGACCCGGGACCAGAACCACTCCCCCCAGCACCGCCATTACCAGGGAAGTTCCTAGTACCTGCCGCACCACCAGTAGCGGATAAAAAAGCACCAAAAGAAGATGTTCCCCCTGTGCCACCAGTAGATCCCGCACCAACAGTAACACTTACTGGACCTGGCATACTAGGGGCAGCCACGTACCCCATAGAAACACCACCGCCGCCACCGCCGCCACTATTCCCACCTGACCCAGGAGGAAATGGCGAACTAGACCCCCCAGCACCAACCACTGTAACTTTAACCGACTTTATTCCAGCGGGTTTTGTCCAAGTAGTAGGAGAGGTATATGACCGCATTATATAATTACCACCAGGAACCGCCGCAGTAGTCTGCGTAGTTGCATCGTTAAACGTTATTGTTGTACCACTTATATTAATTGCCATTTTTTGCTCCTAAAATTAAACACTGCCACCAGCTGTAAATTCTCCAGCAGAAGCGAGATTACCCCCTGAATCCATTACTGCTACATTAGCACCATTGTATTGAAATACCAAGGCACTGCCAACTTGTTGAATTGTAAAATTAGCTGTGTTAATTGCTGACACGGAGGGTACGGCATAAGTTTGGTCACCTCGCAAAAACGTAGCGCTATTAGCTGTACCAGAACCAAGTCTAGCGGTAGCTACGGTACCCGAAGCAATATTAGAGGCATTAATAGCAGTAAGGGCTACGCCGTTTCCAGAAATCGAAGTAAAGGCACCAGTAGTACCATTAAATGTTGTGGCGTTTGCAGTTGTGGCGGTTAAAGTGCCATTTACACTAAAGTTACCAGCAGAACCAGACAACCCATTAACAAAGTTTGTGCCGTCGCAATAGACAAGACACGTAGCACCGTTAGGGATATTTACACCAGTACCAGAACCACCGATTACACGGATTGCAAACCCACCCGTAGTATTGTTTACGATGGTATATAGCTTTTCTACAACTGGGGGAATTAAGTCTCTGATGGCATTGTTTGTTCCAGTAACCACCAAAACAGCATTTCTAGCTTCGTTTGTTACCCCGTTAAAGTTAGTTAACGTGTAGTTTGCATCAACCATCGTAATACTCTCAACACCAGTAATAGCTTGTTCCAAAAGGGTGCCTAGGTTGGTATTGGTTGTTTGTCCCCAAATACCCGATTGATCGCCATCCCCGATCAGGGTTAGTTTTAAACTTGTCGAATATGTACTTGCCATAATTTATCCTTAAGCTGCTTGTACTTCTGTCCAATTTGGGGTTTGCGCAGTATCAATAAGACTCCAAACATTAGTCCTGTTAAGTCTAACCCTGGTACGCACACCAGTCAAATTAACTACTGAACTTGCTTGCGCATCTACAGTGCCCACTACACCTACAGCATTTACACCCGTAACATTAACATTTGCTCCCGCCGTTGCGGTTACATTACCCAAGGTGCCAATAGCCGAAACACCAGTTAAATCAATAGTGACGCTTTCAATTACTGAAACGTTACCAATTACGCCTACAGCGCTAACACCAGTTAAATCAACCGTACATCCAAGACTTAAATCAACCGTGCCTATTACACCAATTGCATTTACGCCTGTAAGATTTACCTCTGCTCCAGCCGCTGCAGTTACGTTACCTAAAGTGCCAATTGCACTTACACCTGTTAACTCAATCGTAACGCTTTCAACTATCGCAACCGTGCCAATTACACCTACAGCATTAACACCTGTTGGTACAACGTTTCCATTAGCTACAATCGTTACACTACCAACTGCACCTACAGCATTTACGCCTGTTAAATCAACTGTACATCCAAGACTTAAGTCAACTGTGCCTACTACACCAACTGCAGTTACACCAGTTAACTGTACTGAAATACCAAGGCTGCTATCGCCTACATCGGCAAACGGGGCACCGCCGTAGGGAAAGCCAGCAAACATTACTTACCTTTCAGAGCATCAACTTCGGTCTTCAACTCCTTAATAGCCTCAACCAGTAAACCAATCATGTTTCCATAAGCTACAACTTTATATCCATCAAGTCCAATAGCAATGACTTCTGGTAGTACCGCTTCAACTTCTTGGGCAATCACACCAGTATGTCGCACAGTTTCTGGTGTATCAGTACGCAAATACGTAACACCATTAATTTGACTAATCTTTATTAACGCATTTGGAATTGGTTGAATGTCTGTTTTAAGGCGTTCATCAGAAGAAGAATGGTGGATCGTAGCAACCAAGTTACCAGTCGATGGGTTATAAGTTAACTTACTACTAGATACGTTTGCTGTACTAATTGATCCAGAAGTAGACGTAGTTAATAATGGGTAATAAGTTGCATTAGTGCTTGTATCGTCAGTAAGCGTGATACCACCAGAAACAGTTGCATATGTTTGGTCGCCACGTAAAAAAGTAGAACTATTAGCCGTACCAGTACCCAACCTAGCTGTAGCAACCGTGCCTGATGTAATATTCGATGCATTGATTGCGGTTAAGGCTACCCCGTTACCAGACACACTAGTAAATGCACCCGTAGTTCCAGTTATTACATTACCAGCGAATGACCCGTCAGCGTCACGTACAACAATAGTACTAGCACCATTAGCAGTATCAGCAGTCGTTCTTGCATTTGCAATAGTCCCTGAAGCAATATTAGAGGCATTAATTGCAGATAAAGCTACACCATTACCAGAGATAGAATTAGCTGTTATTGCCCCAGCAGCGAACTCACCAGATGCTCCACGAAGGACAATAGTACTAGCACCATTAGCAGTATCAGCAGTCGTTCTTGCATTTGCAATAGTCCCTGAAGCAATATTAGAGGCATTAATTGCAGATAAAGCTACACCATTACCAGAGATAGAATTAGCGGTAATATCGCCTGCACCAAAGCCTCCAGAACTATCACGCAATACTATAGTTGAAGCTCCGTTAGCAGAAGCTGCAGAAGTACGAGAATTATCAATTGTCCCAGACGAGATGTTAGAAGCGTTAATTGCGTTAATTGCTGAACCGTCACCACTAAAAGCACCAGAAATAATATTCGCCCCAAAACTACCATTTGCATCCCGAAGGACTATTGTGCTTGCGCTGTTAGCCGTGTTGCCTGTAGTACGGGCGTTATCTAAAGTACCAGAGGTAACATTAGAGGCATTGATAGCCGTTAGAGCTACGCCGTTGCCTGACACGTTGGTAAACGAACCTGTTGTACCATTAAATGTTGTGGCGTTGGATGTGGTTGCCGTAATGGTATTAGCAGTAAAGTCGCCGTTTGCGTCACGGGCTACGATGGTTGATGCACCGTTTGCTGAAGCTGCTGTGGTTCTTCCGTTGGCTAAAGTGCCTACAGAGATACTAGAAGCGTTAATGGATACGTTAGCAGCGTTAGTTAGCTGGCCTTGGGCATTAACTGTAAATTGTCCAACAGCCCCATCATTGCCATATTGCGCTGCAGTAACCGCTGTATTTGAAATGCTAAATGTCAGGTTGGCAAGGTTTAAGCCTGTACCAGCTGCATAGATCTGAGAAGAACTAATTTCTGCAAACGTAATATTAGTTGAGCCAAACGTAATTGTGCCTGGTGTATTACATATATAAGTACGTCCAGCACCTGTATCGCCAGAAGTTACAAAAAACGCATCGCCCTGACCTAGCGTATTGGGATTAGCAAGACCAAAGGTATCGGCATCGGTTGCACGGGTTAAAACCCATTGTGCAGAAGCATTACCTGGATTAGTGACTGTATATACACCGTTTTGCACTGCGTTAGATTGTGCATAAACCAAAATACGGGCTGTGTTAGATACGCTTACACCATCAACAATAAGAGCAGCATTAGCAGCGTTATTTGTAAGTGTTGCGCCTACACCGTTACTAGCACCGTTTGGCTGAACATACACAGCGTCTAAAGCTACATCTTCTTCAACTAAAACAGGATCGTGGTACGAAATACCTGTTGAGAAAAGCCCATCAACATAAGTCTTATTGGTAATATCCGTGGCACTTGCAGCGTTAGTAGTAATCGTTCCGTTTGTAAGTGTTACCGTTGTAGCCGTTAAGTTTGTGGTGTTAATGTTGGTAAATGTAACTGTATTTGTGCCGTTACCACCAATTTCAACTTTGCCTGTAGCGTTGTTTAAATAAACTGCTTCTTCAGATGGCTGGGTTACAAATACTTCAAGGCCGCTTACACCAGCGGTAAAATTAGTTTTGGTTGGCGCCCCAGCAGAAGATGAAAGAACCGTATCCCTACTTAATGTAGCTGGAGACGTAAATGTACCAACACCAACTTCCCACTCGTCATCATCACCAGCGGTTAAGTTATGGATAGTGTAATAAACGGTAGAACCAGTAGCTATAGCGGCATTAAAAGTCTGGTAGCCAGGGAATGCACCACCAAGCGTAATACTGCCTGTGCCAGAGCTAGAGCTGGATTCTTTAACCCTATCTTTCAGAATCAAAGCCATAAGGCTCTCCTAATTACGAAGCGGTCAAACGAATAATAGCGTTGCTTGCATCAGCAGTTGGGAAATTCACTGCAAAAGTACCGTTAGTCGATGTCTTATCACCACCAAAAGCTAATACAGCAACAGCCGCATTTGCCAAGTTAGCGTTATAAATCAAAGCGCCATTAGCAGTAATGGTTGCATTTGCCCAAGAGCTATTAGTAAACGAGATAAAAGCTACGTTTCCAGTATTAGTTGGGGTTACGCTAACTGATAAAGTGTTGCCACCAGCACTGTAGTTACCAGCAGAAGCCACTTCGTTGCTTGTGGAGTATGCAGTTGTGTTCTCATTTAGAGTAGCTGAGCTGGTGTATAGCGCTAATTTAAACGTGTTTGCTGAAAAATTGTGTTGACCTTCCAAGAGTTGAACCTTGAAACTTGTCGCCATTGCTTGGGTAATTGCCATTTTTTGCTCCTAAAAATTTATCTAACGGGTCCAGGTACAGGTAATCGTAATTGTCCATCACGATAAGCACTGCGTCTATCTTTACCATCACCCAAATCTCTGAGTAACGCTAAGGATTCTTGGTACTTCTGCTCGTAATATGTAACTAAGTCTTGTTCACCTTTTTGGAAGATGATAGCCTCACGCAACGAACCATACAACAAAACACTTTCAAAATTATCACCCAGCCAAGAAGTGCCAGCTGCGTTCTGAATATTATTTACAGGCACTGAGAATCCACTTCCAGTACCCCCTATTGTAGAGGTAGCAGCGCTTAAAGAGTTGCCTACAAGATATAAAAATCCTGGGTTTATTAAAGTAACTGCAGTTACTGCGCCACCTGATACGGTTATTGTAGCTGTGCCATTTGAACCATCACCACCTGTTAACGCCACATTCTCGTATACCCCATTGGTATAGCCAGAACCCCCAACAATCGTACCAAAACCAGAAAGACCACCTTGAACAATCGTGGTCGGGTAGTAGTAATAATGCAGCTCGGTCTGATAATTGTCGTCTGGAGTCGGCCCAACGATGTAGGTATAGGGTAAAAACTGAGCGTAGTACCTAGGTGTGCCAGTATCAGTTGTTGGATTTGGGTAAGACTGGCGAATAAAGTTGACATCTTTATCAATCAAATACTCGTAGTTTCCGCTTGCATCAATTACAGCAAGGGAGAAAGATGCCAAATAATCGTCAGGCAAGGCAAGATACGTATCCCCACTTGTAAAGCTACCAATGACATTTTTACGGATAGCAGGAATCTGAACGGCGTTATACACCCGCTCTTCGCAGAGTTGCACAAAGTTAGGAATGTTCTGAACAAATAACTGCTCAGTTGATTCCGTGTACGCCTGTATGGCTTCAGATAGCTGCTGGAAATTCATTATGCCATCGGTCCTCTAGCCATTACACCCTTAGTTGCTGCGCCAGTACCACGAATCTTAATTGCACCGTTTTTGTTTTCAGGGGTGTAGTTACCTTTGCTAATACCCGCAACAGACATGTTAACTTCATTCACGCCATTCCCAGGCTTAGTAACAGCAGACTTTACTGTAGTTATTTTCTTACCATCCATTGTGTGCGGTGCAGCATAAACATCAGCAGGTCCTACTTCTTTGCCGCCTTTTTTCATAGAAAATTTAGCCATGATTAACCTTTCTTTTGAGCAGCAATCTTTGCAAGACCACGACCCATTTTTTTCATATCTGCATTGGTTTTGCCGCCTTTAGAGCCGCTGTGTTTTGGACCTTTTTCAATAGCTACTGTTGGACCTGAATTACCTAGGTTTTTACCTTTGGTTTTGCCCTGTTTGGTAATGCCGTCTGCGCCTGATTTATACATTTTTAACTCCTTAAGTTGTCGTTACCGTTACTGTACCAACAATTACTTGTTGTACCAAGTCATTTGGGGTTAATCCTGCATCGGGTCCTCTACTACCCCCTACAGGGTTCCAACCCCATTGTATTACTCTACTACCCATTTCTGGACTACCAAACCCATCTGGGCCTACACCTGTAATATTAATCTGTAAACCACTTTGTCCAGATACTAAATAACTTACGTCTGGTCTTGGATCCCGCACCGCCTGTGGGTCATTTACTGGATACAAGCCTAATAACAACTGAGGCTGATCTGGATCCCAACAAGAGGAACATACCTTAACTTGATACGGTTTTGTCTTTAATATCTGAATCTTTAATTCCTTAAGCTTATACCGCTGACCACATCGGTCACATTCGGCAATTGCATACTTACCTGAAGCAAATTTACTCGGCATATCATTTATCTGTAATAAAACGAGTTACGAGGTACAAAGCGAATAGCGGCTTTTTCCCTATCTTCCGTAGAAGCTAAGTCCCATTGTTGTTCGTAATCGGATTTAAGCATTGGGATGCGTCCGGGGTCAACACCAGGAATCTTCATGCTAAGGTAATACGCAAGCCCTGCCACCATGCAGGGTATAAAACGAAATGGGATATCTTGGGTGCGGATACCACCACCAGCATCTTGAATACGACGCATACGGTAATAAACTAAAGTAAATTGATTGCCTGGTGGGTTAGGGGTAGGCCAGACATTAATTGAAGGAAGCTGGTTGTTAAACACGCTTGCCGCTGTTGAATGAGACGCAGCTGTGGTACCGTTCTGACCACGCCAAGCGTTTAAGATCTGATTCCCTACGATGTTCTGATAGCCAATGGTCTCGTTGTCAATATTGACAAACCCCTGAGTTGGGAGGTTAGCAGCATTAACTAAGGTAATAGTTGTGTCATCTGCGTCAATTCCACCGTTTAGGGTTGTTTGGGCAAGAGAAGAGCTACCCCCACTTTGGCGGTTAATCCACATCTGAATAGGACGTCCGCTGGTATTTTTGTTTGGGATCGTAATATAGGTAGATTCACTAATACGACTTAAATTAATGTCAATCTGATTAGACTGGCTACCGTTATTTGTACGAGTCACGGCATCTAGAATATCAATCGTATCCACAGGCAGAGCATAAATAGCCTGTCTTGTGTTCATAACAATTTGACCCTGCTCAACCGTCCAGAGATTAATACCCCGGTTTGCCCACTCAATGGTAAGCAAGTTCAAAGACCGTCGTGCAGTACGGAAATCATAACCAGACCGAACTTCCATACCAACTCGTTCAAACGCCTCCTCAATGAGGTCGTTCATGTCTAGATTAAAAGATGTGGTACCTGTAGTAGTCATATCTTCCTATACGGTTTTACTTTTGCTTTTACTGTTTTTGGCTGGGGCACGAACTGTTTTCCCTGTGCTTTTCCTTGCCGTTTTGCCCGTGTCGTTGCTGCGTACTCTTGTGGGCTTAACGCTTCGATTGCCTTCTTGGGCAGGTATCTCTCGCCCGTCTCGGATGACTTCTTCCCTGACTTGGTTGTCCACTCTTGGTCGCCCCAAGCTTTTAAAGATTGCTGTGATTTTGCTAAACCACCCCCCACCATCTTCTTCTTTTTGCTGGCGCAATGAGCCTTCTCCGAGAACCCCTTTGGGCTGTCGCAGTTGATCGACTTTTTGCGCTTGTCTGACCATTTCACTTGTAGCCCCCGCCTGCTGCTTTGTAGCGTTTAGCCATTAACTGGGCTTTGCGGGCTGACCATTGACCTGCGCCAGTGCCTTGTACCGCAGCGGCTTTGATACTGTTAAAGATCCGTTTACGCAAACCAGGCTTGGTATAGTTACCTGCTTCATTAACCTTTGAAACCTTACCGCCTTCTTTATATTGCGTAAAGTCCGTGTCATCTCTGCGAGCTCTCTTAACCCCTTTAGGCATCTTAGAAGGGCTTATGGCGCCCATACCACGACTAGCTCTCATGCTCTTGTCTTCCCTCTAATTGCTATGCCATCAGCTCGTTTGGAAGCACTAGATACTTTGCCACCTTTTTTATACCCAGCATACTCATATGCCTCACCCTCACGGGCGTCTGCAGGAACAGATTCGGCTAATTTTCTAGCTGCTCGTATGTCGCCACGAGCGTTTTTAGCAGCAATAGTAGAGATTTTAGAAAAAATATCTTTTTCACCTTCAATACCCTCGCCCATCATTTTGCGGGCTTTATTGAGCTTTTCGGTTTCTTTTTCTGTGGGTTTACGATAATCAGGCATTACACAATCCTTCCTTTAGTTTTACCACGCTTGGCTATACCATCAGCACGGGATGATGCACTTACTTTGCCACCAGACTTATAGTTTGGCTTTTTAAGCCTGCTACCCATCATACCTTTTTCAAGATCACCGGCAGTGCCCGCCATATTTAGCATTTGTTTCATCTGATTAAGGGCTTCTTGACGAATTAAAGGACTTTGTGGTTGACGTTTATCTGCAAACTCTTTGTTCTCGGCGGCTTTACCTTTTTGGTCCTTTTCTGGTGGATTGTGTTTCTCGTGTATTTCTTTGTACCCCGGATCTGCAGGTCTACCCTTTTGCAATTGCTCAGGATCAGCCCCAAATCCCAAATCTATTTGGGATGTAGAAGAAATAGGGTTTACACGCTTAACCATTTAGCAGGCTCTTCCGCCTTTGTTCATTCTAATCATTTTGCCTTTAGTTTTGCCTTTGATCTCAATGCCGCCGCCTTTAGCCATACCGTGCAAACGCTTCTCATGACCTTTAACAGCTTTAGCAGCAACTTTCTTCATCATTGGTTTGTCTTTGGCAATGTCTGAATGCGCCATACCGCCTTTTTTCATTTTGCCTACGCCATCAGCAGCAAACGCTGGGACTTTTTTGCCGTCCTTCTCAACCATCGGCATACCGCCGTCAGCCATTTTCATAGGTTTCTTTTTAGCCATGATAGCCATCATTCCTGGATTCATCTTTTTCATAGTTCCACCTTCTTTAAAAGTTTTGCCTTTGTCGGCAGTTAAAAATTCCTTCCCTACAGCGGAAGATACACCTGCTTTTTTGGCAAACTTTGGGTTATTAGCCACAGCCGCCATGAAATTATGTTGCTTTTTACTTACACTAGGCATTTATTTTGCTTTGAATAAGTTGGTCAATTTTGCTTTCAAGCTTGTTAAAGCGCTGGTCAATGTGCTGCATAATGCGGTCAATTTCTGCTTGAGTAACGTTATCACGAGCTATCTCCTCACGAGTTTTGTTTAATAATATGTTAAGGCGTTGTATTTCAGAGGCTTTTTCATGCCCAATATAGGCAAGCACCCCAAGAAGCACCGTTAACACCATGTTCCATAGCATCATTTCCATCAGACTATCCGTCCTCTGGTTTTACCTTTAACTGCTATGCCGTCAGCACGTTTAGAAGCGGAGGATACTTTTACCTTACCGCCTTTTTTCATACCGACTTCCGCTTGAGCCTGTTGTTTGGTTTTTCTACCCGCAGCAACTTCAGCTTCCAAAGCTCTAATCTTTTCGTCTTGGGATTTACCAGCATCACCGGTAGCGGTGTCTACAAAACTATTAATAGCATCAGATATCCCAGGAGCAACTAAACCACTTCCTATTTGTTTAATTACATTACCTTGCTGTTTAATTAAGTCCATGATTACACCATTTTCCCTTTAGTCTTACCACGAACTTCACATCCATCACCACGCACGGCTCCGCCTTCTTTGCAGTTCCAAGCCCGTAGGGACTTATTGATGCGGCTATCTGGATCGTTAGCAGTTTTAGCGCTGGTTAGCTTTTTCTTCATACCCTTCATACGGGCGCAGAAGGAATCACGCCTTGAACCACCCTCTGGCTGTGGACGTTTAAGTCCAGGTTTGCCAGGATTGGCTGCATTGTACGAAGCTCTACCCTTAGCATTTAAGCCGCCTTCAGGGTTCTTACCCTCTTTGCGAGTCCATGCAGGGGATTTAGCCATAGTACACCGTTGCTGTTACGCTTGATCCAACCCCAACAAAAATACCGTTAGGGCAATTAATGCCTTCACCTGGAATAAGAACAGGCAAACCTATTGTGTTAAATGTATCTAGTTCAACATAAATATTTGTGTACATCGTTACCGTACCAGTTGCAGACCCTGTTGTAGCGGAAGTAACTGTAAACGTATTGGTTGCAACGTTAGATACTTCATATACCCCATCACGCATAGTGGTTCCAGCAGCAACATCCAAAAACACCCGCTGACCATTTGTTAAACCATTGTTGTTAATCGTAACCGTAACTAGTGTTCCAGTACGACTCCAAGTGCCAGATTTTGAAACCGTTGGATCTGCAACTGCTATATTTCTTGCAGATACAGTAGCACTAGTAACTGTTACGTTTTTTAAGCGTACAGGGTTTGTGGTAGCGACTCCAGACGCTGCCGCACGATACGATTTAACATCGGTTTGCATCATAGCAATTTATCCGTGAAAAACAGTCGCAGTTACGTTAGCACTTGGCAATAAAGCAACCAATCCTTCTGTTGCAAGAATGCCTTCACCTGGAATTAGTACGTAATAAGCAGTGCCTGAAGAAGAGTCAAATTCCGCAAGGATTTTAGGGTACATTGTTACATTACCGCTAGTAGTTAAACTTGTTGTTGTTACAGTGAATGTGTTGGCTGTTGCGTTTGCTACAGTGTAAGCCTCATCTATTGCTGTACCAGAAGTAAAGTTTAATCCAACTGCGGCACCGTTTGATAAGCCATGATTGGTGATAGTCACTGTGCAAACGGTTGACCCTGGAATGTCATACGTTCCAGTTAAAGCTCCAGCAGTATCCGCAAAAGTTGAGTTAAATGTTACAGACGTGCTTGGGGAAATAACCACGCCTTTTAAACGTGTTCTTTCACCATAAATAAGACCTGAAACAGTTGCGTGGACTGACTTTACGTCATATTGCATTGCCATCTTTGTTCTCCTGATCTGTATGTTGAGCAGCAAGCTTGGCTTTTAGCTCTTCAATTTGCTTAGCCTGCATTGCTACGATACCCATAACGTGATCTCTTTGTGATTCCAGAAGCCCAAGCATTACCTGAACTTCTGGATCTTTATGAGTCAACATTAAGCAGCTCTGGTAACCAACTTCCAAACCGGGCTAGTAATTGCTCCTGTTTGAATATAAAGGTTTCCAGCGGTGCTATCTATGTACATAGAACCGATGCCAGCAAAGTTATCACCAGTAGTGCCATCAACAGGAGCACCTGCATCAACCATAACTACAACGTCATCTTCCATACGGATATTAGCTTTGGTATATGCTTTAACGCCAGAAGGACCACCAGCATCAGCTACAGGGTCTTGCATCTTCAGGTCAATACCATACTCAAAACCAGAACCAGCTGTGGTTTGAGCCATTGCAACACCAAAAGCGCAACGAGCGGTAGTTACACCAGCATCGCCGTCCATAAATGCCATAACAGCAGCATCGCCTGACAGGGTATTGGTGTTAATAATACCCATTACACCAGCCATTAAGCCAAAGTTAGCATATGTGCCAATAACTGCAAACTCACCTACTGCACCAGCCATGTGGTTAAAAGTAGTAGAAGGAGCTACAGCGAAAGGAGTGCCGCACTGGACACGTCCAAATACAGAAAAAGCCTCGCCAGGAGTTTCGTAAGCACTTGAGCCAAAACCTGTGGTTGGCATAACTCGAGAATAGAAGCCAGAAGCTGCCGTTCCCTCATTAACTGGAATTACGCTACCAGTATTGATAGTGGTAGGGGTTAAGGGTTGTTGTGCGCTTGCGTCTCCGCCTTGATAACCAGCCCGCACTGGGCCTGAAAAAGTAGTTCTTGCCATTTTAAATTGTCCTTCATACAAAGATCAACCTATCAATCGTGTATGCGTCTGCTGGGGCAGTTTGATAGGCGCTTCACCCAGTTTCAATAATCTTACTACAAACAAATAAAAAAGGGGAGTTTTTAGCCCCCCTTTTCTTTACTACATTACGCTCCTGGCGAACCAAACATTCCTAGTGGATCCGAGAATCCGAAGGAATAACGCTCACGAGACTTGTAACGTACGTTACCGGTGTCAAAGTCACCGTCCATGCTGTTTTGCAATGGTGTACGAATAAAGTGCTTCATGCCGTTTGGAACATCAGTGCACAAGAACCAAGCATTGGTGTCGGTCAGGTAGTTATTAACTGTATAACCTCCTGGGATCGAACCGTTGTTCTTTAATGCATTAATGTCGTTATCCGCTGTACCAACACGGAGTTCGGTTTCTAGCAAACGAGTTGCCACGAACTGTAGTGCGGGTGGAACGATTAACTTCTTAGGTTTAGCAGCGATCAACAGACCACGCTCATCCGTCCATGCAGCAATCTGAATAACAGCGGCTTCCAAGGAAGTTTCGTTAAGGTCAGCTGGAACAGCAGGTTCGTTTGAGTTAGTTCCGCCAGAGACTAGTGGATGGTCAGTAGCAAATAAAGCTACGCCATCACCGCCTGGAAAACTAGCGCTAAAGCCATTGTTTAACACAGAAGCAGCACGAACTTGCTTGGTATACGCCATGGAACGAGCTAACGCCTTGGTATAACGAGCGGATAAGCTGTCATACAAGTTATCTTCAATAGCTTCTTCAGTTAAGCTGAAGCCTTGAGCGATCGTTACGTGGGTATAGCGAGCTGTGAAAGCCTCTTGTGCGTTGTCATAAGCAATTGCACTGCCTTCGTTTTTCACTGGGGCGGCACTAAAGCCAGACAACTTAGTTTCTTCTTCGAACGAACGTTCAGAGGTCTCAGTATCATAGATCTCTTTATGTTGTTCACCATAAGTCGCATACTCCAAACCAAACAATGCGTTTAGGCCTGGGAGGAGCTCTTTAAGTAGTTGGGCACGAGAAATAGCCATTTTTAAGCTCCTTAAGCGGCGTAATCAATACCCGTTGTACGGAGTATTTGTGGGTTGTTCAACTTCACTACTACTTCAGTGAAGGCATTTGTGCCAGTAGCGGTCTCTGGAATTACAGAAACAGCACGAACAGGTAGAGTCGCTGCATTACCTTGATTGTTGGTAGGAACAAGAACGCCTGTGCCAGAGTTACCAGTAGTTGTATTACCAGTACCTTGGTCAATTGCCATGTTAATACCTACAACACTTTGATTAACGGTTGTTACAACGCTGTTTGCAAATACAACAGCTACTTTGAAAGCAGCCATAGGATCGTCAACAACATAAGCCACAGCCGAAGTAGCAGCAGCATTACCTGGGTAATATTGAGCTTGAACGGTTTGACCTTGACTGTTTACATACTGAACACCAACAAACACACCATAAGTGTAGTTAGCAGGGGTAGTTGTAGAGTCGTCTGTAACGCCTGATTTTTCAATTGTGCCACCATCGACTACAGCTACGATATCCCCGTTAAAAATCGCAGTGTTATAAGTACTTGCGATTGGCAATTGACGGGTTGCACCAGCGTAGGGTTTGCCATCTACGCTGTTGATCGGAACTAAGCCGGATGGAGCTGAAACGCTTGGATAAGCCATTTTTATACTCCTAAATTAAAATTAACCTTTACCAAAGCTCGTCGTGGATTTTCCTTCATTAAAAAGGGGCATCCGTGGGTCACTTTGGCGCATAAGAGTGTTGTCTACAGCCACCATCTGATTTTCTGCTTGCTTTTGGTAATGTGAATTACGTTGCTCAACAAATTCTTCAGGGGTTTTGCATAACAACAAACCGCCAATCTCAATATTGTCTTTATATCGACTATTGGGATCAACTAGCAGTTGAAACTTAGGTTGTTCTTCAATTCGCACTGGCTCCCAACCTTCCCTCAGTTTTGCTGAGAGATTACGGGGGTCCGATTGATTTAAAGTAGATACCCTAATCCATCTGTACGCATAACCAGCC